TTTTTTTTGGTTCCGCTTATCTCAGGCCTGACATTTTAAATGGGACTTTAAACCTTATGACCTATCGAGACCTCAGCCCTATACCGCAGTATAAAAATATTCCTCAAACGACGCTTTCTCCTGCCATGACGCACCTTTAAAAGGCCTAAAGTGCTTACGCACATCTACCGAATGAAGATTTAACAACTTCAAGCGAGATGGTTTTGTCAAGGTAAACACATCATTTAATCCAATTTTCCTGCAGTACTTATCCACCGCGTAGTTTATCTCCTTTATTATGTTTCTTCTAGCACTCGTATCGACATAATTCTCGTTAAACCACAACCAAGATTTGTCCCACATATACGAAAGAAACCTATGTGCTAACGGATCAATACCCAAATTATCATACAATAAACCGACTATCCTGGACATTTGGGACAGAGGTGTAGCCGCAGACCTAGGATTCTCCGCCTTAGGTACGGCACACTTTTGGTAAAATTGTATGAGAGGTCGCCAAGGTACGTATCTGGGGGCAGATGGAACTACAAACCTCTCTAAACAGAAAGTGTTCCAAGGTATTATATGTCTTTTAAGGAAAACAGGCCCCATATGACCATTCATCAAATGACCGTTAACCATTCTACCTCTACAAACTGCCCCTTTATGTAATGTAAGATAAGTAATCACAGTACCATATTCTCTAAAATGCTTAAGTTCTACATGTAAAAAGTCTCTCAAAAACTTTCGAAACTTTTTAATCCCAAATTTTGCTCTTAAACACTTAGGGTAGGAATATACAAAATCATCCCCATAAAGTACCACCACCACCCTACCTGCACGCACCATCGCCAAGTATAATTGAATTTCTTCTGGAGTGCACTCACTCAAAACATAGAAAAAAAAAGTAAGAAAATAACAAACAGTCATAATCCAAGTATTACCATGAGAAGTTTCAAATGAGCCACTAGGCATAATACCAATTACCAAAAGAAAATCATTGAACCATCGCACACTCTTCCCCGCCAAATTTTCAGCTGCCGCTTCAAGTAAGTATCTGTACATTCTATACATGTGAGTGTTTTGTTTATTAACCCAAAAACTCCCACACATAACATAAATTACTAAAAATAATGCTTTTATAGTGTAGTCTAAACCAGAAACATCACCGTCGGCACATAGCTGTTCACCATCCCTAACCTTCTCCCATTCAACATCCGGAAAATCACCAGCTGTGGACATGTAAAAATCATGCTTCTTACTATCCTCCAATAACTCTTTAACTATTGGAACCGATGGTTCACCATTCCGTGTCTTCTCATACCCATCCACTACATAAGGAAAAATAATTTTACGTTTGTATTGATCCATAAGATCCACACAAAGTATTTTGGCTAAAATATGAG